CATAGCCTTGTTGGTCGCCTTATCCGCGCTATCCATTGCCTCGCCAAACGTGGTTACCGTGTGCTGGCTCCCATCCACGATACAGACAAAATCAAAATCGACCTCAAGGGTGACGTAAAACAAAAGCCCCCCTCTTTGCGTTGTCCTCTCGACAACATCCCGTCTTTTAACGCGTGGCAAAATAACAAGGCCGTGCGCGGATAACATTGGGGCAAGGGCATTGTAAATCTCGTCGATGCCCCTGAATTTATATCCCTGTTGTGCGTTTTCACGGTCTTTTGAAATACCCGCTTTCGCCATATCCCCGGCGATTGCGGCAATAACTTGATAAACTTTCTTCACTTCTGGTGTTTCTTCAATAACTTTGACCATTTTCTGTTCCTTCATAACAAGTTTTGACTATTTTTACTGTTCCGGCTCTTTGGTGTGAGTGGTAATACCGTTGAAAGGCATGCCAATCTTTTTCGTACTCGTCCTCGTCTTCCGTATCTAAATCATCGTCGCAAAAATTTTTATTGATTTCGTCGCCTGTTTCCATTTATGATTCTCCTATGTCGTCTGGGGAATGAGGATGACACTTGCAACCTGTCCAGAACTTTTATGATCTTGTAGATGCCCTTCGCGCTCGCCGTGTCCGCTTGGGGCTAAAACAGCTTGAGCTTGATCATCTCGCTGGCTTCCAAGACGGATATACGGGTAAGATTGAACGCCCCAAAGCAAGTTACGGAAAAAGGGCACAATGGCAAATCTTTTCTTACTGGTTACAATCTCTTCGCGTGGGGATTGTTTTGGTGCCAATGCCCGGGCCGCCGAATAATAGGTATCGGGACGCAAGGCAGCTATCGTTTGACTTCGGACCCCCCACACAGGGGCATCCAGCCCATTCTCATGAGCAAGAATCAAGGCCGCGCGATACCGCATGATCGCCATTGCATCGTGACTGACCTTTGCCCTTGATCTTTCTTCGCAGATATATGACGCGATCAAAAGGCCAAGAACAAAGCCCTCTCTTTTTTCTTCTGAATTAAATTTCATCATCGGATTCCTCTTCATATTCTGAAATGATCATCTTGTAAGGTTTTGAATCAATCGGACTGTCGAAATGGCAGATCATATAACCGGGGGCCGATGTCAAAAGGTCCAAGGCTATTGTGTCGTGATGGTTTTGATCGTCTCTCATTTTCAGGCGATCGCGCAGTGCGGTAAACAAAGCATCGATCGGCGGCGTATATTGTTGCTCTGTATTAAATTCTGGCTTCAATATCGGCGGTAAAGGGTCTTTCATTCTATAGAATCCCCTTCTGTCCAATCATGTTTAAATGATGCAATCAAGGTCATGCCGCAAGGGTAGGCTTTATCTTGCAGACAATCTTCTTTTGTTTCATGCGGAAGCAATAAAAAGCCATCATATCTTAGCCAAATATTAACCCAAGCCGTTCCTCGACACAATTCAAGGTATTGTTTTTTTAAATTATAAGAATTATCAACGGTGTGAGACCCATCATGATTATGAAGGAACGTTCTATTTTCGTTTTCGTGCCATACCAACAGGCCGTTTTTTATATTTGTTACCACAACAGCGCGCCAGCCACCGTTGGTGGTCCATTGTGATCCTAACTTGTATACATGTTTCATTTTATTTCCTTTCGGTGATTAAGCCGACCGGTCGTCTGGGAAAAATACCGGTCGGCTCTTGATCAGTTTGTGGAGGTGACCACAAAATGATTTCACCATTAAGTTGAAAGATAGTCAATATCTTTTTTCACTTTTTTCGTTATATTTTATAAGTGACTGTTTTATAAAAGATAAATGTATTTTCTTCTGGACTAAAGATAATTATAACGTATATAGTTATAAAAAGACTTGACATTTTATCACGGAAAAGGTGGAATCATATCTATGAACCCGATTTTAAATTACATCAAAACAAAAGACATTACCCTTTCAGCATTGGCAGAAGATTTGGAAGTGTCGGTGCAGACTGTTTCACGTTGGGCGCGCGGTTTGGCAATCCCAAGAAAATCAGTCATGCAGAGAATTGTGAAAGTCACGCGTGGGAAAATTCAACCAAACGATTTTTACAAGGCACCATCTAAATAAATCATTTAACCGCCAAATAATAAGAAAGTCTTTACCATGTTTAACACAAGATTATTAAGCCGCCTTTCTTTCAGTGATTCTGGCGATGTCGCGTTCTGGCATTACGTCACAGTAGATAATCCATTGGAAGAGGGATATTTTAACGCCGCGTTCCAATTATTACAGGAGAACGATTTAATGGTGGCGATCATAAACCAGCCCGGGCGGGTTGGTATTACAGCGTTTCTCACGGTTACCGAAAGTTCTCGGGATTGTGTGAAAGTACGTCCCCAATCAGTCGGAATGTATAAACAACTTATGATGAAAGAAAAAGAAGATGAAAAAGCCGAATGAAAAAATAATCGCCGGTGCGCTTGATTCTCAAACAATCAACCATACGGTACGCGTGATCAATACCTCAATTGAAAGCGCAAAAAATTTTACAGACGCGAGCAACGAAACTGTCAATGAATTTGGCAGTCGTGGCGGTAATAAATCGGCGATCCGTTTAGTTGCACGTTTAAAGCGTATGGAAACAAAGGATGCCCAAGATTTTTTACGTTGCTTTGAGCAATATGTTCATGCCTCGGGTATCTGGGATCAGATCGATATGCTGGATCAAATGAACGAACAAAAAGAATTACAAGCCGCTTAAATCTACCGGGGGGGACGTTCTGTCCCCTCCCTTTTCTATCTGTGGGATATCATGAAAAAAATAATATGGTTTAACGTTCCCGGCATACCTGTACCCAAAGGGCGGCCCCGGGTTACGACACGCGGTAAGTTCGCGCGTATGTACACGCCGCCGAAAACAGCCGAATATGAATTACTTGTCGCAAAATGTGGGGGCTTTGCAATGCAAGCCCAATGTTATGCGGACCCGTTCAAGGGCAATATCGGCATAGAAATATTGGTCATCCTGCCTGTCCCAAATTCTTGGTCAAAGAAGAAAAGGGCAGAGGCGTTGATCGGCGACATTAAACCAGTGTCAAAGCCTGATCTGGACAACATAATTAAATCAATTGGAGACGGGTTGAATGGTATCGTTTGGGAAGATGATTCTCAAATATGCGTCATTTCAGCCCGGAAACAATACGGCGAGGAACCATTAGTAAACATCAAAATAGAAAGCGAGGAACAAAATGGCTTATGAACTAAGAGACGGGCAAGGATCACTTTTCCCGAACAAAAAACTAAAAGAGAATCACCCTGATTATCGCGGGGATGTCATGATAGGTGACGTTCTGTATGAAATGTCAGGATGGAAAAAGGTATCAAAATCTGGAATGGCGTTTGTCTCTTTGAGCGTTAAACCAAAACAAGCGCGCGCCGATTCGACTGATGCCCCGGCCGCAAAATCTGAACCCGCAGTTAAGCCATCGGTCGATATGATGGATGACGATATTCCGTTTTAAGGGGGGGGTATCATGAGTAATCAGTTTTTTGTTGTCTGGAACCCGAAGGGCAGAAATCCTTCTATGTGCCACGAGACACACAAGGCCGCGCAAGACGAGGCCGTAAGACTAGCGAAATCAAATCCCGATCAGGATTTTTATGTTATGGAAGCGTTGAATTTGGTACGGAAAGTTGATGTTCAGATAACAACATTGAAAGCCGTACAAAATGACCAACTCGCTTTTTGAATTATCCAAAGAACTTGAACACTATGAAACCCCAAGATGGGCCGTTGACGCTATCCTTAACCGCGAGATCATGCCACGGGTCATCCTTGATCCGTGCTGTGGCACAGGCGTCCTGTCGGATGCCGCGCGCGCCGCGGGATATGTGGTCGCGTCAACCGATATCCATGATTGGGGATACCCGGGAACAATTGTCAAAGATTTCCTCACCATGGAAAGAAATGACAATGATGGGCGGTTTGCCGTATTGATGAACCCGCCGTTTTCAAAGGCGGTGGAATTTGTCGAAAAGGCTTTTGCCCTCGGGGCCTTTAAGGTCGTCTGTTTCCAAAGATTTTCTTGGTGGGAATCACGCAAACGCCGTGATTTCTGGAAGAAATACCCCCCAAGTGATGTTTATGTATGCGGTGACCGCGCGGATTGTTGGCGGCACGATATCCCGCATGACCAGCGCACGAGCTCAACCCCTACCGCACACGCTTGGTTTGTTTTTGTACGCGACAACACGTCAGGAACCCGGTTAGATCATATCTACAAGGGGGAATCATGTCATTAAACGTATTGAAATGGGCCAGAGCGCAGAATGTCCCGACCGCAATTTGTCGGGCCGTTTTGAATGACCTTGCATGGTATGCGAATGACAGTGGGATATGCTGGCCATCCCAAGAAACGATTGCCAACGGTACGGGGTATAAACGCCGGGCGGTGAATAGCGCGATCAATTCATTACGGGAAATAGGGCTTGTGATTTATAATCGGCGGCAATACCGATTAAACATAAAAAGTGAGCACCAAAGACACTTAGATGAGCATGAAATGCACAGTTACGAAAGTGCACCAGATGCACATCAAAGTGCACCAGATGCACACCACTGTGCACCACGTGCACATCCATCTGAACAAGTCAAAGAACAAGTCAATAAACCTGTCAGAAAAAAGTCGTCCGAAATGTACAACGATGATTTTACAAAATTCTGGGGTGCTTTCCCGCCACAACGGAAGGGATCGAAAGAAAAGGCTTTTCGAAATTGGTTAAGAGTTACCAAAGAAGACACCCCTGAAAATATATTGGCGGGGGTAAGGCGATATTGCAAAAGTGAGGAAGTAAGCCGGGGCTTTGCCAAAATGGCCTCTGGCTGGCTGAATGATGAACGCTGGAAAGATAATTATGTTTCCGCGAATAAATCAAAAGATGAACGTTTTGTATTGGAGGATTGGAGCAATGTTTGAAAATAAAGATTTAAATGGTATCGAGGTTGAACAATGCCTGTTAGGTGCCCTGTTGGTTGATAATCAGGCAGTCTGGAAAGTCATGGGGGATATCAAACCTGATGATTTTGCCGCGCCCATCCACGGCGAGATTTACCGGGCGATCAATGACATGGTTTTGTCAGGCAAAGACGCTGATCACCGGGTTATCCGGTTGATGTTTGAACAAAAGGGCGATCTATCTCATGTTGGGGGCGGCCGATATATCACTGATCTGGTCGATAACGTGATATCAGTCATGAACGCGCCCGAATATGCCAAGACGATTGTCGATCTGGCCGAACGCCGCCGGATTTTGCGGTTGATGGATGAAACAAGGGCCCGGTTGATCGACTATAATTATGAAATCAGTGCCCAAGAGATTGGCGCGGACATGATTCTGGCAATGAATGACACGGACAAGCGAGAAAATATGATCAAGACGAAACGCGAGGTAGCCTTGGCGGCCGTTGAGTCTATCCAATTGCCCCCAAATCGGTTTGCAACGGGGCTATGGCCCCTTGACGAGAAGATGGGTGGCGGATTGTATGCCGGGTTCACATACGGCATTGCGGGGGCCGAAAAACGGGGTAAAACGACCCTTGCCCATACGATCAGTCATAACCTGAATGAACAGGGGGTCTTACACGCGTATGTTGCCCTTGAAATGGGCAGTCGGCAGATCGAACAAAGGAACCTCGCCCGGGGGGTCGGCACCAATAGCCTGAATTTCTTAAAACCAGAAGCACAGACTGATAAGGATTTGATCGGTAAGGTTTACAAACTTGCCATGGATACGCCGAATCATACCCTGTATCTGGATATGCCGGGCGCGACACTGGAAGAATTACAAATTCAACTGGCCAAATTGGTGACAAAACACAAGATCAAGGGCTTTATTCTGGACTATTGGCAATTGGTCGAGGGGCAACGGAAGGGCGAAACGGAAGAGAAACACTTAAGAAACGTTGCACAATGGCTGGCGAACTTTGCCAGAAAGCATGGGGTCTGGTCGATTTTACTGTCCCAAGTGAATGATCAAGGCACCTTGTTCGCTGGCAAGGGATTGGTCAAGGCCTGTGATCAATTGTATATCATCGAGTTGGGCGAAGCCGTGGCCTATAACCAAGAAATCTGGTTGAAGATGACCCATTCCAGATATACCCCTCTTGGGGACGTTGGCAGTCCGCAAAAGCCGGCCCTGTACGTCAACAAAAAGGCCGGACCCTATATCGACGTGATATAACGGCCCGGCCCTGTGTAGGGTGGTTTAAAACTCATTGGGGATAATTGGCGATATCGGCCAATAACTTTGATTCCCTTTCTTTCTCGGCGGCCTTGACAGAACAAAGGCCGCGCAAGGATTGCTTTGCCTTGGGCGATAGAATGTTTGTGGCCATATACCGGGCAAGGGTGTTTCGGCTTATCCCTAGGTCGCGGATCATGTCGGCCTTGAAATCGTCACGGCCATAAATCAAAAAGCCTATTTCACTGATAAATTGATGGGGTGTTTTTGTCATTTGTAATATCCGGGTAAGGGTTGATCTTGGAATTTAATTCTTTCGTCGGGCCCCATTTCGGCCCATTGATTATATCTATACTCTTGATCGCGCACAATGAAAGCCGATAATTTACCGATAGCGGCCATTCGTCGGGAATAATCGGGCTTATACCAACTTTTCGTCCCTAGGAATGACAATTTGTCTGTGCTTTTATTGAGTTTTACAGCTTTTTTGATCTTAATTTCATCGGGCATAATTGAGACAGGAACGCCCAAAACCCCCCGAATAGTCATAAGTTGTTTTTCGGCTTTTTCGACTTCTTGCAAGATCGTTTGCATATATTCTTTTTCGGCTGTTTCCTTGGCCTGATCAATGAATCGTGTATATACCGCGCGCAAGGCGGCCCCATATGTTTGTTTCAGTTTTTCATGGGCCTTTGGGGTTATCCCCGCGTTACGGGATGGGCCTTTTTTATTCTCGCTTGTCCCCGAAAAGTAAAAATGGAATTTGTATCCCTCGATTGATTCATGCCCGGACATATGAATATAAAGGCGTTTGTAAGTGGTGCCATTTATATGCAAGGCCGAATCAGGGTCAAAGGATAATCGGGCATTTTCTGCCCCCCTTATCGTTTCAAGGCCTTTGTTTATATACCATTCGGGCCCGTTCTTATTGATAAAATGGGCCGGATGATCGGGCGAGTCATTCAATTTGAAAGTCGCTTTTCCAATATTTGGAAATTCAATCTCAATCATGATCTTTCCTTTCTTGTTACGGGATGATTCCCCATATCCCCTATCTGTCACATAGGGGATAAAGTGAGTCATTCGCCTGTTGCATCATCCAAAACGCGTTTGACGTGTTTCAGGGCTAGGCCTTTATCCATAACATTATCATTAAGGTTTTCGATGAATTGCTCTATTGCCCTTAAAACGTCAACCATATCCGGGGCCGCTTTGATCAATTTGGCGTTTGCCGCATGGTTTTCATTTTGCATGGTGCATATATTAAACGCGGGATACCCGGCCATGATATAAAAAGCCCCATCCATCGTTTCAATTTCCCAAGGGCCCGGGGTGAATTTTTCTTGCATTGTGTATCCTTTCTTTCTATTCGGGGCATAATCGCACCGATAGATAGGCCCGGGTTTCAGGCCTATCAGTCGGGGAGATCATTATCTTGTTTGAATTTCTCTTATCGCGTTTTCGTACAATTCCCGCACGGTATCAATTCGGGATTGATCGGCCCCGCGACGAATCAGGCCTGCCAGTCTCACTTGATAACCATAGGCAAGGTTCATGAGTGTTTGAATGTCCATGATTTATTCCCCATATTCTGATTTTATTGAGTCAATTGAAACCTTTAACGTATCGGCCGCGCCTAGTCGTGCATCTTTCAATGTTGCATAGGCGTTTGATGACCATAGGTATTCCCGATTATGGTACACATCAATTTTACGGTACAATTTACTAGGCCAATCTTTTGCGGTGTATTTATTCATAATTATTCCCCTTTCACTGTTGCAATGTCTGTTTGTTCAATTGAGAAAATCACGCGACCTATGAATCTTTGTTTTTCGCCTTCAGGGGTAGGGATAGGCATTAGAATTTTGACCCCATGTTCGCCTTTACGGACAACCCGGCCGATTGATAGCCACTGTTGAAAACCCGCGAATTGATTCGATAGGGATACCAAAAAAGCAGACTGCGCCCCATTGTATGCCCGGCCTGTTACAGGGTTGACGGCCTTGGGGTATTGGATGATTCCCCCATTCGCCGATATTGAGGGCAGGGCCGCCGATACCGTTTTAATTGCCTTGTCGTTTGTCGGGGCCGTTTCGTTTGTCGTGATAGGTTTTTGATTCGGTGAAAAATCCATTATGTTGAAAGCTGTCATTTTATAGTCCTTTGCAAGTTTTTGTGATCTTTATTGATCACCATATGATCTTTATATTCTATTCTTTGATCAAGTGTCAATATAGTAATTGTGCGGTGCAACAAAGATTTTTCAAAGGATGATATCTTGCAACTGTGCATGTGGTGCTCATCTAAGTGCATTTGGTGCACACTTAGGGGTTATATATTCCTTAACTGTGCATTTGGTGCACATAACAAACCATGTTTTCCTAGGTTTATTATTAGACTTGACACGTATTTTTGAGGGTTATATAACATTTAAGCGGTCGACTCTCTTAAAAACATAACGTAAACAAAACACACCGTTTTTACGCAAGTAAAAACAACAAGTGAACGAATGTGAACGCGTTAGAATGAAACGTAAAACTTTCGCTCTTGCTGATAAGTGTATAACCCCCCTACCCCCCAAAGGGGGGATTCACGCAAACAAAAAAATCGTATATAATGGTAAGTATGAATTACAAAAACCGACAAAAACCGGTTATTTACTTGAAAAGGGCGAATCATGCCTAGAAAACCGACTCCCGGACAACGTGTAAACGAATATAGACCGAATAAAACAGGCGTTAAGACCCGCATAAGCGAGCACATCAAGGTTGCAATCCATGAAATGATCTATAATGGCCGTACACGCAAACAAGCCGCAGAAATAGCGAAAATAAAGGATGATTCGTTATATAAGATATTATTGAAACCAGATGTGTTGAAATATAAAAATGAAATAATGCGGGTTTTTCGAGAAAGCGAGAGCGAAAGATCGTTTACAAAGATCGTAACCTTGCGCGATGAAGCCGAATCCCAAAGGGTACAACTTGACGCGGCAAAGACAATTGCATCAATGGATGACCGTTTCCAGCCCGGGCAAAAGATCACCCATGCTGGAACGATAGGCGTTAAGGCCGTGGGATATATCATTGACTTGCGCGATATCGATCAAGATGAACCCGCGCGTATCGACCGCGCGCTTGCCGTGGACGCAAGCATCGATGATGAATAAAGTCGGTGGCCTATCGTATCGCGTGCCGTGCGTGTCGCGTGTATAAAGGGGGGTGGCTTTGTGTGTGCGCGCGTATGTAGGGGGTGGGGGCGGAAAAATAGGGCCGGGCGCGTGCGGGGGGATTTCACTCTCGCGACTGACCAGACCTAATAGTTATTTTTTTTTAAAAATATTTTTTTTAATTTCGAACAACGTGGAAAACAAAATGCAAGTTCAGGACGTGGAATGTAACAAATGCCATAAAAAAGGTTTCAGAGAATTGTGTTACCTGACGGACAAGAAAATAATGGTATGTGATCTTTGTTTTGATGGATTACCTGACAAGGAACAAATCAACGAGGCACAGAAAGTTTGGTTTGAGCGTATGCGGCCAGTGTTTCAGGGCCAGATAAACCGTGCTATTTAAACGTATCGAAATCGACATATTTGGATGTTTGTTATATTGGGGTACAAAAATGCACCCCTTTGAAAGTAGGGTAAGCGAAAATGCTCACCCTAAAAAACGGTGCGTTGATTTTGGCAAACGAATGATGGAATATGGCCTATGACTAAAATTGAATCTACACAGGATGCCCCGCCGGTATATCGCCCGGACGGTAAAGTATTGAGGGCGTTCTTGCGGGATAATTCGTTCGTGCAGATTATTCAGGGGCCTTGGGGTAGCGGAAAATCGGTTGCCTCTTGTATGAAAATATGGATGTACGCGACCCGTCAAAAAGCCGATAGTCACGGAATACGTAAAAGCCGTTGGGTTGTGGTACGGAATACGTATCCTGACTTGGAGAACACGACGATTAAGACATGGCTGGAATGGTTCCCGGAAAGCGCGTATGGCGTGTTTCGTCGGTCGAAGCCATTTCTGCACAAGATTGTCGTTCCGTGGCCACAGGATGACGGTAGCCCCGGGCAAGTGGATTTGGAAGTTATCTTTCTTGCCCTTGAGGACGAGGAAGACCGGAAGAAACTGTTATCCTTGGAGGTGACGGGTTTTTGGTTTAACGAGGTGCGGGAGACTGAAAAAGGAATTGTCGATGATGCGACTGGCCGGGCGGGGCGATACCCGAGAAAGATTGACGGGGGCCCGACATGGTGGGGGGTGATTGCCGATACCAACGCGCCGGATGAAGAACATTGGATTCCGATCATGCGGGGGGACGTGCCGCCGCCTGAACACTTTTCCGAGGATGAAATCACTGAACACAAAAAGCCGGAAAACTGGGCGTTCTTTAACCAACCCGCGGGGATGCTGGAAGAGTATGACTCAAGGGGTATCTTGAGCGGGTACATTCCAAACCCGGAAGCCGAGAACGTCAAATATCATCCACCTGGATATTATGGTAACGCGATCAAGGGAAAGAAACCGTCATGGATTCGGGTAAACATTCTGAACAAATTGGGCCGCACGATGGAAGGTCGGCCGGTGTTTGAAATGTTCAAAGAGGATGTGAATATCGCCCGGGAGAAAATACCGATCGATCCCCATGCGCTTGTGTGCGTGGGAATTGACTTTGGACGCACCCCGTCCGCGGTGTTCGGGCAGTGTATTCGGGGACAATGGCGCATTGTGCACGAGTTATGCGCTCAAAATATGGGCGCGACGATCTATGGCCCGATGCTGAAACGCGAAATTGCGATGAAATTCCCCGGTATGCAGGTGGCCTTGTGGGGTGATCCAGCCGGTGACGATCCAAATCAGTCCAGCGATGACACGCCGTACCGTATTTTCCGGGCTTTGGGCCTGAAAGTGACCCGCGCATACCACAATAACAAGCTGTCGATCCGGCTTTCTGCCGTGGAAAACGTGCTGAAACGCCAGAATGATGACAATACCGGTCCGGGTCTGATCATATCTCCAAGTTGTTTGATGGCAAAAAACGCCATGATGGGCGGTTATCAGTTCAAGAAAATGAAAACCTCTGGCAGTGCACGGTATTCTGATCTGCCTGACAAGAATAAATATTCGCATATCGCCGATGCAATTCAGTATATGCTATTGGGGGCCGGTGAGGGCACCGCCGTGTTGAATAACGTCGAGAACCGGGCGCGGCCGGTAAGAAGCCCAAAGAATTACAACGTTTTTACGAGGCGCAGATGATCGTTCATTGGTTTGTTGGCTTTGTCGGGGACTATCCCAATCGGAAGCGGTGCTGGTTTGATATATTCACGACCCCGGCCTTTCGCCACGTGTGCGCGATCGGGTATGATCCAGTGCATAAAGTCTGGATTATCTATGAACCGGGCGTATCAAACACAGATATTCGGCTATTCCACCCCAGAGACGAGGAATTGAACCGCTTGATTACCTTTATCAGTATTTATGGTAAATGGGTTAAGTTCAAGCCAAGCGCGCACCCGGTGCCTTTTGGTCGTTGGCGGCATTATTGCGTCCCGGCGATCGCCCATCTTCTGGGGATTCGGTCCAGTGCGTTGACCCCGAGGGGTCTTTACGGCGATCTTATCAAGCAGGGTGCAGAACCAGCGTTTGAAGGGTAGAAAGAAAATGGGAAAATTACTTGGCAGTGGTCCAAAAAAACAAGATTTAAGGCCGGACCCGGAGATCGAACGCCGGAGACAAGCCGAACAAGCTAAGGCCGAAGCCGAGGCCAAGGCTGAACTCGAAAAGCAAAAAGAAGAAGAATTATTATTAAGCACAAGTAGCGCGCGCGCGAGCACATTGTTCTCGAATGGCCGCCTTGGTTTTGCACGTTCCCTATTGGGTGGAAGTAAATTACTATGAACATGGCCGACGAAGACCTGATTAAACAAACCGAGGAACGTTTAAGACGTGCCCAAAATGACAAAGACCGCCATAAAGGGCGGCTTGATGATTATTACAAATACGTTATGCCGTGGCGGCACCAAGAAGACAATAAATTCACCGATTCCTATATCGATGATATTTTTGATAACACGGGGATTGATGCCTGTACGGATTTTGCGGCCGAAATGTTGGCTGTGTTCACCCCTAGCCATTTTGATTGGATTGATCCAGTCCCGACAAAAGAATTTAATGCAGTCGATTCATCGATCATCATGCCGCAGATCGAGGAATACAACGATATCGTATTTTCTGAAATCCGGCGCAGTAACTTTGCCGCCGAGGCTTTGGAGGCGTATGCCGATTTAACGCACGGGACAATGGCGATCATGATCGTTGATCCTGATGCGTCCCGACCGGTCCACTGTGAAGCGATCCCGGCCAACGAATTATTGATTGCACGGGGTCCGTACAAGACAGTTGATTTACGCGCCTTTGATTGCCCGGTCTTTGCCGATCAAATACCGGTATTGTGGCCTAAATCGATAGAAAACCAGAAGGTCAAAGATTTGGTCGCTCAATCCCCAGCAAGTGAAGTCGAAGTCCGTCAAGTAATGTGGCGCGACTATAGCGACCGCGGTAATGAAAAATGGAACTTCGTCGCGTATTTTAGAGATATCTTGTTACACAAGGAAACGTATATTGGTGAGGGCTCATGCCCCTTGATCGTTGCGCGTTGGTTGACAGACAGTACGACAGCGATCGGCCTTGGGCCCGGTGCTTTCCAGTTGCCCAACATTAAAACAGCAAACTTGCTTGGCGAATTGATCTTGAAGAACGCTGATTACGCCGTGGACCCCGCTACTGCCTATGACGATGACGGGACCATGAACCTTGAGGGCGGGATTACCCCCGGAACGCACATACCGCGCGCGCCGGGATCAAAGATTGACGTTATCGAAAGCGGGTCAAAATTCGATGTCGGATATTTCACGCGTGATTCTTTACAGGAATCAATCAAACGCGGGTTTTATCTGGATCAACCCACCCAAAAAGGCAAGACACCACCCACCGCCGAGCAATGGCTGGACGAAGCCGCCAAGGCCGCGCGCCGCATGGGTGCCCCAGCCGGTCGTTTGGTCATTGAATGGCAATACCCGATCTATAAACGTTTTGCATATTTACTAAATAAACGCGGATTGTTGCCAAATATCAAATTGAACGGCGAAGAGATCGCTTTAAACCCATCATCACCCTTGATTAAACAGCAACAAATGGAAGAGGCCCTGCAAGTCCAACGTTATGTGGGCGTTCTTTCCTCTGTTGTCGGGCCTGAGGTCGCCATGCAGATCATAAATGTGCCTGAAACGGCGTATTTCCTGAAAGAGCGCATGGGGATCAAGTCCAAAATCTTGCAAAGCAAGGGTGATATCAATACGATCGTCCAATCCATTCAAGCAATGATGGCCGCAAAAGCGGTAGGGGGCACAGATGTCTTGGGCTGATTTTAATAGAGAAAAAAAAGACCCGACGAAAATCGAAGATATCGATATTTCGCTGGATGCCATATTTTGCACAGACCACGGAAAACGCGTTATGCTCTGGTTGCGTGAAAAAACGATGGAAACGGTGCTTTCTTCCGAAGTTTCTGACAGTGCGTTGAAAGAACACAACGGAAAGAGGCATCTTGTACATGAGATAGAAATGCGTCTTTCAAAAATAAGGAAAAAAGATGTCCGAGAAATCAGAGCCGACTACTACAAATCCCAATCCCGCGGCAAGTGATCCCGCGCCGGCTGAACCAGCCGCGCCGGCCAATCCTGCACCGGCCGCCCCGGGTCGTCCCGAAGGGCTACCGGAAAGTTTTTGGGATACGGAGAAGAACGAAATCAAGCTGACTGATCTAGTTTCTGATTACGGCAACTTGTCCAAATTCAAAGCCGAAACGGAAGAGCGTTTTAAGGAACGCCCGGAATCGCCAGACAAATACGAATTTCGTGTGCCCGAAGGTTTTGAAATGCCCGAAGGTTTGGAATTTAAACTTGACCCGGACAGCGATCTTTTGAAAGTCGCCCGTCAAGTGGCGTTTGATTCTGGCCGCGGTCAGGCTGGGTTTGATGAAATGGTATCCCATTTTATGAAGAATGAGATTGCCCGGGTCCAAGCCGAGGAAACCGCCGCCGAGGAAACATTCCAAACGGAAATGAAAAAACTGGGCGAAAGATCAAATGAACGCATTGAATCGACCAAATCATATTTACAGAAAAATTTAAGCGCGGACCAGTTTAAAGCAATCGAAATGATTGCGACGACTGCCGCCGGTGTGGAAGCAATTGAAGTCCTGATGGGCCTTTCGAAAGATTCTGCACCTAAGGTGCCCGGGGCAAGCCCGAGTGGCATTTCAGTATCCGAAGCTGATTTAAGCGCAATGATGGATGACCCCCGGTATTACAGGGACCGTGATCCAGAGTTCGTTCAAAAGGTGGCCGATGGATTCCGGAAACTTTATCCCGGAAATTATCAGAAAAACTTATAACTAGGAGAAAACTAAAATGGCGCAATCAATCGACGTTGCCTTCGTCCGGCAATACGAAAAGGACGTACATAAAGCATACCAACGGATGGGGTCGAAATTACGCGGCACCGTTCGGACAATTAACGGCGTGGTCGGCGGGTCTGCCTTCTTCCCGAAAGTTGGAAAAGGTATTGCCACACAAAAAACACGTAATGGTGTTATTACCCCAATGAATCTCGATCACACAACCGTACAGGTTAATCTCGAAGACTGGTACGCTGGTGATTATGTCGATAAATTGGATTTGTTAAAAACCAATGTCGATGAACGTCAAGTCATTGTGGACGCTGGTGCTTTTGCGCTTGGCCGCAAGACAGATGATTTGATCATAAATCAATTGGCGAGCACTACGACTTTCGTTGGTGATTATTCAACTGGTTTGACATACACGCTTTTGGCTGGTGCTATCGAAGCATTAAACAATGCTGATGCTCCTGATGATGGTCAACGTTTTGGCATTCTTTCGGCCCACGCTTGGGAAGAATTTTTGTCCATTCCTGAAACATCAAGTGCTGATTTTGTTGGCGATAAATATCCGTACTTAAAAGGTTCGGAAGCCCGTGTATGGCGGAATATTGTCTGGATGCAACATACTGGTTTACCGCTTGCGTCAACTGATGATCGGGATTGTTTCTTGTACCACAAAACGGCAGTGGGTCATGCCATCGCTCAAGATGTGGTAGCAGATTTTGATTGGCAAGGTAACATGGCCTCTTGGTTCATCAATAACATGATGTCCATGGGTGCTGGTTTAATCGACGCAAGCGGTGCCGTTGAAATCCGTGTTGATGACAATATCGCTGTAACTTAATAAAGACATAATATAGAAGAAGGAGAATAAAATGGCTTATATCGATGATGGTCTTGTGGCCATGAGCTCAATCGGGTCTGTAGGTACTGGCCCCGGTAACGTAACCACAGTGTATGGTTACGTCACTGCCGATGCACTGGCAACAGTAAGCGCGGCTAACTATTTCAATAGTGCCGCCGCTTTATTGAAAAAAGGTGATATCATTATCGTTTCCGGTGGGATCTCTGGTACGGCATACGCCCAAATGTATGTAGTCCAAAGTAACACTGGTACGGTCGTGGCTGTTACCGTACACCCATAAATCCTTTTCCCCAAAGGTGAAGCAAGCCCCGCCATGTGCGGGGTTTGTTTTTTCAAAAGTGCGTTGATTGCATTTCCTCACTCTGGCAGACTAGCATCATGAACACCGTAGAAGCACTCAAAATTGTAAACGCCGCCCTGACAAGAACGGGTAATAACACGATCACATCATTCACTGACGGGTCGGACGAGGCCCTTGTCGCAAATTCGAATTACGAGGAAATCATCCTTGAGGAATTATCGGATTACCCATATTCATTTTCAAAAGAAGATGCTCCTTTGACGATCATTGTTCAACCGGCTTTTGATGAATGGGATTATGTTTATCAACTTCCCGCGACTTTAATCCGTTTGATCCGTATCCATATCTCTGGGAAACCCATAGAATTTAAGAAAAAAGCCGATAAGGTTTTCTGCAACGAACCCACTGGGGTGCGCGCAGAATATATCTACCGGGCCGATGAATTGGATTGGAGTTATGATTTCCGCGGCAAGATCACGGCGCGAATGGAAGCCCTGTTTTTGCGTGCCCTCTCTGAAAGCTATGAAGCGGCCGAAGCCCGAGAAAAATTCGCTCAAGGCAAAGGTATCTATGTTCGCAACAGTGATTCACAAAATCAAACACCCAAGGACAGACGACAAAATAGTCGTTTGATAGATATTCGCCGTGGCTAAACGTATGCTTCCGAAACGCACCTTTGGATCAGGCGAACTTGCGCCTGAATTTTTAATGCGCCGGGAAAACGATTTTTATGCGGATGGTGCAAAGAAAATGCGTAACGTGCGCCCGATTGATTCGGGTGCCTTTGAACGCCGCCCCGGCACACGGTACAATACGACCGTGACGACCCAAGGTATTCTTGCCACATTCTTTTTCAATAACCAACAAGCATATAATTTACATTTTTACGCTGGGGTTATGAATGCTTATTTTGATGATGGGACGAGTGCCGGGGGTGTTACCGGCGGCCCTTGGACGATCGATATGTTACCTGAATTGCGCTGGCACCAAGAGGGGGATGTTATTTTCCTTTGCCATCGCGATATGCCGACACAGGTTTTACGGCGCACTGGTGTGTCGTCGTGGACACTTAGTGCTTATGTATTCGCAACAGCCGCAAATCTTTCTTATCAACCGTATTATAAATTCGCGGCAGATGATGTTTCGTTATTTTCACCAACAACAGCGGGAACGGCGGTCGTCACGGCAAGTGCCCCCATCTTTTCGGCGGCGTATGTAGGGGTTCGGTTACGGATCAGGACAACAGAATGCACAGTTACAACCTACA